GCGTAACATTTTTTTCTAACTGACTGACTTGGGCCAAGAGCCGCGTGGTGTGATGGGCTTCCTTTTCGAGCCGGTCCAGGTCTTTCAGCACACCCACCATATCCTGGGCAGTTTGGTCAGATTTTGCTTTGACTTTGACCAAGGCGATAAGCCCTGTGATAGCCAGGATTGCGACAGGCAGCAGTGTCTTGATTAAACTTGTATCCATGTCGTGTCATTGCTTCCGCGCAGCATCCGACATCATCTGCGACTTGTCCTGAGAAGACCGCGAGGAGCCGAGCCAGAAGTTCAAGCATTGCGTGAAGCCAGCAGCCAGAGTACCTAGCAGGATGTATATAATTTCCGAATTACCGTCTGGGATCGGGTCCGCAAGGATCAGCCAGAGCATCACGCCGAACCCAACGGTCACGATTACTGAGATGGCACACACAGCCACCGCATGGAGAGTGGTCTTTTGAGCCATTGTCCTGGCGGAGACACGATCCGCCGAATGGATACGCGCAGTCTCCAGGCGCTCCTTCGATAGCTGCATCTTCAATTCTGTCTGAAGTTGCGCGTCCGACTTGATGATCTGCACCACCTTCTGCACATCCGCCTCAGTCTCGATCTTCTCGCCGGTTAGCTGCTCGGCTGTGCCGACAACCTTCTCGGCTATTTTCTTGGCATTTTTACCAGCTAGCCCTCCGATGAGATCGGGTACGAATTCTCCAGCTAAGTTAAGGGCGAGCGGTATCAGCGAGGCAATCATTCCACCACCTCCACTTCGACGGGATCACCGAGGAGATAGCCGAAATCGTTATCGCGGAGGAAGATGCGGATTTCAGGGATGGGCCGGGACCAGCCCATATGACTCACCACGTTACCCCAACCATAGGCGCTTACCATGCTTGGAACGCCAATCAATTCATATCCACGCTCACTTTTGACCCACAGGGAGCCGCCGCTATTGCCAAAAATTATAGGCGAACTCGACAAATATAGCGCCCTGCCATCTTTGTCCTTTCCATAGCCCGACAGTAATCCGACTGTTGGAAAAGGGGGCGCCCCAAGGCCACTTCCAACCGCGAATGTTTCCTGGAAAATCCAGGGGCCATCAACATCCTCCGGGTAGAGGTTGCCGACATATTTCACCGGCCTCTCTTTGTCATCAATCTGAATCAAAGCAAGATCGCGCAGCTTGTCGTAAGCGACGATGTTGCCGGTGCGCCCTGTCGTGCCAATGGCGGTGGAAAAGTTATTGTATTCATAGATATCGATTTTGACCGGGCGCCGCATCTCCACTTCTTTGGTTTCCTGCGCGCTAGGATCGAAAATCTTCTGGATGCTGATGGCGTTCTGAACAACGTGGTGATTGGTGAGGACGAAGCTCTCCCATTCCCCGCCATTCATCTCGGAATATATGACCGTGCCGGACCCGCTACCGCGACCTGATCCTGTTGTGACAAGGACAGTTGGATACAACATTTCCTCGTGCTGCTGCGTCGGCGCATCGGCACTCACCGGGAGGGCAAATGCAATCAGGATCATCGCAACGAGGGCTAGTATTTTCATCAATCGGTCCCTCCGATTTTGATTTCATCATCTAAGATTTGCTCCTGTTGCAGCCTGATTATGGCCGCTCTTAATGTTATATTTTCTTCGTACAGACGCGACATTTCCACGGCCATTAGTTTCTCCCGGTCTGTGGAAATGACGTTATTTTCAGTCATTAACTTGGCTTTGTTGGCCAGGTGACATCAGCCGGATCTGGTGTGTTAGCTGGAAGATCGCGCAGAGCTTGCCGATAGGTGCGCCACTCCTGTGTCGTCTCGTTTGACATTGAGGGAGCATCCGACCCAAATAAATAGTCGCTTGCCGTCAGGAGTTGGTTACGATCTCGCCGCAGATCCGCAAACAGCCTAGCCGGTTTCACGACCGTTAGGTGGTGGTTGCGCTCGCTGTTCACTGCAGCTTGTTCTTCATCTGTAAGTTGAATACGGTCACCGTTAACCATTTGAAAATCATTTGCCATGATTATCTCCTATGAATGAGCAACTTTGTACAGCGTGACGCGGCCCGAGATGTTTCCAGCCAGTCCGTAGATGTGTATGCGGTCCAGCGCGAAACTCGACGTGGTGTTCAGCGACCCGTGACAGCTACCCGCTCTCGTGTATTGATCAGCATCGACAGCACTGTGGGTTCCTGAAAAATTTGGTCTCATCGTGGAATCCGCCGGAACATGAATGTACAGTATTGCGCCCATACCTTCGCGGGAAGCCGAGCCTACCCGGTAAGCAATTTGCATGTAAGCAGCGGTTGCATCGGAGGTGTAAAGCGCGGTGCTAGCAGATCCACTGGTCGTGCTGGAATGCGCCCCCCAGTGCAAATACCGATAACTCGTCGATCCGGTTTCGATTCCGCTGCTGGTGCCAAATCTCATGGCGACTTCGTCTTCATCAGTCGCCACTGTTAGGTCAGAGATGGCTACTACCCAAGTATCACAGGTTGAATCAATACCAGTTAGTGTGATGCCGCTGACGCCGCTGCCCTCGCTTGTCGCGACGACCGACCACGCGCCGCCGCCCGCCAGGTCGAGAATCCCTTGCACCTGATCCTCTTTGAGATTTCCAGAGTCGGATTGGTCGGAGAAAACAATGGTATCTGTCGCCGCTATGGCCGTATCCGTTAAACCTGCCAGCGCTCCATGCAGCCCTGCTGGGGTTATTGCTCTGGCGGTGTCCGATCCCGTGACCGTCTCCGCAGTCGTGGCAAGCTCCACCACACCAGCGTTTGTGTCACTGGCGCTCTCCGCTGTGTAGGTGACAGTATCCGTTGCACTGACAGCAACATCCATTCCTGCGCCCGCGGCGAAGGTCATGGTGTTACCATTTTCAACCGTCTGCGTGGTCGAGCCGTCGCTCATGGTGAAGCTCGACATCGAGCCTGAGCCGTCTGCGCCTTTGTCACCTACCCTGGTAAACAACACGCTAACGGCATCGCCATCGCTTATGGTCCCAGAGGTCTGAACGAAACTGACCGGCACCTTGCTGTAGGTGCTGGCCGACACCACCGTCGAGGTCACGGCGAACAGATGGAAGTTGGCGGGCGCACTATTCTTCACGATGTAGATGTGACCCTTGGGATTTGAGTTTGTTGAGTCATCCCAGGTATCTACAAAGGAATTGATGCTCGCGCCGCCAGCTTCCAGGTCGTCCACATATAAAATCGAGATGCTGCTGACGGTGCCATTGTTGCCCCAGATTTTACCGTTGCCTTGGTCCGAATCAGCCGTCGCTGTTTCCCAGGCCATCAAGACGCCAGGGGCATCACCTTTGACGCCCTGAATACCTTGGCTTCCGGTTGAACCAGTCGATCCGGTTGAGCCGGTGGCGCCAATATTTCCCGAGCGGAAGAACTCAACAGCGATTGGGTTTGTGTCTCCGATGCTACCGTTGGAAGCTACATGCGAGACGGCGTGTTTCACATAGCCCGAGGCATCCGTGCTTGCGCCGTTGACGAGATAGATAGCGTAATTGGCCGGAGCATCTTTCTTAGTGATCTTGATATGGCCTCGCGCCGAAGTGCTGGTGCTGTCATCCCATGTCAGCAGATAAGCAGAGACATCTGCCGCGTTCGCATCTGCGTCATCCATGTAGATCGCGCTGACGCTACTTAATGTTCCATTGTTGAGACGTAGGTTGCCGCTTCCAGGATCGGCATCAGTCGTCGTAGTCGAAAACGTGTAGTCGAGACCAGCGATACCACGCTGGCCTACCGGAATACCCAGGGCCAACGCGCCTGTCCCCACGGTGAACGAAGCGGTTGCTGTCCCGGCGGCACCTGCCGACGTGTTGGCGACGTTGGAAACACTGACGGTGCTAACCTTACCCGTGGTGGTTTCCAGAGCAGTTCCAGCGCTGTCAAACGCAATTAGTTTTGAGGCATTGTCACTCGCAGAATCGGCATAGGGGAAGTACAGAGGGCCAGACGTTCCTGTGCCGCTCGTCGTCCGGTTGACTGTCGAAGCAAGTTGCACGTTGCGCGACAACAGCGTTTCGATTTGTTGATCGTTGATCGCCAGTCTATCGAGGTCATCGTTGATGCTCGTCGCATTGAAGTCACCGCCTGTCGTATAGTCGGAGGTGCGTTCGATGGCCTGATTGCTTTCGATGGTGACAATGGTCGAGCTTGCTGGCGCATTGCCGCTCGTGAAGGTCACACTGCCCGTCCCATCGGCATTGAGGCTAGTCGTATAATGGCTGGTGACAGTCTTCAGTGTAGAACCGACATAGACCTTAATATCGGCACTCGCCAAAACTTTGAAGGCAAATGAGTATGGCCCCAGACTTCCCGTAGATGTGTACTGCACCCTCCGATGGACTGCATTTACCGTAATCGCCATTGTCCTATTTCCTATGTAGTCCCATTGTCATTGTACATCATTGGTCAAAAAAATTATCGCCAAAAATCTTGGCGGATTCTTCACGACTTTCCTCAAACTTTTCTATCTC